GGCATACTGGAACTGCGTGATGTTCGTATCGCCCGCGTCGTAATTTCGGATCGACGCATTGGCATAGAGGTTGTCGTTGAAATAGTTCGTGTCGCTCCATGTGTTGGAGAGAGACTTGCGCGCGAAATCCGACGTATCGCCCGCAACCGTGATGGGCGTCAGGTCTACGGTAAGGTTGCCCTGCGTGCGCGAGAGCGTCAGCACCTTGCTGGTGGGGTCAACGGCTACCCCCGTAACCGTCTGTCCGTAGGTTGCCGAATCCTTGTCCGCCGAACCGTAGGCGAGGTTCGTGATTTTGAACCCACCCCAGTTGATGTTGGTTGTCGGCGAGTTCTGGCCGTTCTTGTTCAGGCATGCGTTGATGCCCTGCGCGAGGTCTTGGTCGTGCACGTCATGGCGTGAGTAGACAATCTTCACAAGCGCGTTGAAGTCGCTCTGCCAGACATGCGCGCCGCTGTAGACACCGTTGGTGCGCGTATAGACGCCTCCGCTCCAGGACATTAGTTGACTCCGGCTTGCTTGAAAATGAAGGTGGTCGAGTACCACGCCACTCGCTGCACGATGGAGCGGTAGCGGATGCTCAGTGCGGTTGCGAATCCGAACGTAACGACGGGTCGAAGGACGGGATGCGCCTGCGAGTTCTCCGGGTCGTTCTCGTCGCCTGCCCAGTAGTGCTCATCCCACGACGACACATCCCACTGGCCCTGTATCTGCTCGACAGGGTCCAGAATTGGTGGAAGGCTCTTGGATTGGTAGTCAGCGAACGCATTGAGGCTCAACGCGCGAGGGTCGAACGCATTGGTAACAACGCGCGCCGCAGTGAGCTGCGTCTTTAGACCCGGCTGCCCAAACTTTTGATAGGCCGTAACGGCTTCGTACTGGATCGCCGTGCCGTTGTCGGAATACGCCTGCGGGCTATCGGAGGCCGCAAGGTCAGCCAGGCAGATTCCATCGGCCGTCCCGAAGTACAGACGGTCGTTGTAGATCGCGAAACACTTCGCCGGCCACCCTCGAAACCGGCACCATGCGCCGGTGTTCGTGTTCTTGACGTACTGCTCCGATTCCTCATCGGAAATCGGGATGTTGGCAATGAACAGGTTGCCGGCTGCGTAGTAGATCGCCTGCCATCCGAAGTTCGCCCGGTAGGTCTTGGCGGCAGACTTCGCCGCCCGGACGATCTTTCCGCCGAACGTATCGACCACCTCCGTCCGCGCGTTCTGGATCGCCTCATCCAGTGTCGTGAACCCATCATCCGTCAGCAGGACTTCGGTCGAGGCATAGCGGCAGTGCGAACGGACGCCAAGCGGCGCGCCGATCTGATACCGGCCAACCATCGACCATTGCGTGACCGAGGAAGGATCGTCGCCCTGGTAGATCAGGCATTCACCCGTGCTGAAGATGAAGGCGCAGTAATCGTCCACGCCATCGCCGGAATCGCGCGTCCAGGTGACAATTTGGACGATGTATCCGCCGCGCTGGGTGAACATCGCGAACGGAAACTCCGACAGGACGCCTTGATAGGAGCCTGCCGCGGCGTACCACATGCTCTGGGAGTTCTTCTCCCAGTAGAACGCGCGACCCTTGAAGTTGACCACGCCGATCAGGTCCGTCCCCGTTGGGCCGGAGGTGATGGTCATCGCAGTCAACGTGGATCCGTCGTAGACCTTCGGAGCATCCGCGCCATTGACCAGCACGAGCTTGTTGTCGAAGCTGCCGAACTGCCACCGGTTGGAGGTCAAGCCCGATGCAAGAACGGTCGGGGACGTGAAACCCGTTACGTTCGCGATCTTCCCATCGTAGGTGGCAAGGATTTTGGATCCTGTCTCGCCGTCGTAGGGAATCAGCGTTTCGACAGCGCCGGAAAGTCCGCCCAGGACCTCCTTGCTTCCGCCGCGGCCTACCACGAACCCGGATGCCGGAATCCAGTTGATGAGCTCGACCGCGTCGGTTGGCTGCATGCCTTCCAACGCATCGCGCGCGTTCCATCCTCCCACGGGTGCCGGGATGGTGAGAGAGCCTGGTTGTCCGCCCATTACGCTACGTAGAGGTTCGTGAAGGGTTCATTGGGGAATGGGTAGTCCTTCGGCCATCCCACCGTCCGCGATCCGCCATCACGCGCGCGCAATTCGTTGGAATAGAGGACGAACGATTGCTGGTCGTCCTGCCAGTCCAGCCCCTTTTCGCGCTTGTAGCGCCACTTGATATCGAGCTCGATCAACGAGTCGTCCAGCATCCACACGTCGTCATCGGAAGTGAAGGTTTCTTTGGACAGAGCAGTTTCGTTGTCACCGGTCGCCGATCCGCTGATCGTGTATTTGGAGACGTACTCAAACTCCAGCGTCTGGCCCACTTGGGGCGAGAACACCATCAGCTTGTTCTGGATGATCCGGCACCGGATCGGCAGCGTGACGTTACCCATGCGGGAAATCAGGTACGCCCACACCGGAGCCGACGACGGAAGAATCACGTTGTCCAGGCGCCCGGATTGGTAGGTCGTATCCGGCACCAGCCCGTAGTAGTCATCCGGCAGGTTGAAGGACTGGATGCGCCCGTCCGTCGTGAACGCAGTGGTTCCGCCCTTCATGTAAATGGTGCCGTGCCGGATCAGCACTTGCAGCCGCATATCCCGCAGCGTCACCGCGCTCCGATTCGCAATCGCGATCAGTTGCAGGATGTTGGTGTCGGGGTTCTGGAAATACTGCTGCGGAACGTCAAAGCCGATTTCGGCGTTGACTTGGTCAAGCAGCTGCTTGAGCGTCTTCACGCGCCTTCCTCGCCTTGCCCTTCGGCCAGCCGCCCTTTGCCTTCGGTTCCTCGCCGACGCTCACCCAGCGCTTGGCGATGGCATGCAGGGATTCCAGTTCCGGGTAGACCGTCGCGCGCGCGGCGAAGTCCTCGATTGAGGCAACCTTCATTTCCTGCAAGGTCAGGAAGGCCGCCATCGTCATCTTGGGGAGACAGCGCAGCGACGTTTTCGGGTTCGTCCGCATTGACTGGAAGGCTTCCCACTCGCGCGGGTGCGCCTCGATATCCTCGGCGGTCGCGGGCTTGGTGAGGTAGTCCTTAACGTCGCGGGCCTTCATGCCCATGTACGGCGCTTCGTGGTAGATCGGGCGGCCTTCCCTTGCCGACGCAATCTCATCCTTCGACGCGTGCATGACGAACCACACGTGCATGTCGTTTTTGTATTCCAGCTGCCCGCCAAGGCCGCCATTGGCCCTGAGACTGGCCACCATCGCTTCTTCGTCGTAAAGCTGCATGCAATCCTCCAGAAAGGGGAGGGCCGAAGCCCTCCCCGGGTTGGGTTACGACGAAATCACCACGCCGTTGAGCGAGCGGTTGTTGACCGTCATCGCGCCAGCGAAGAAGAACGGGATCACGTCGTAGTCCGCGTTCTGGATGGTGCGTGCCTTGCCGACTTCGATCAGGTCACCCGGCGCCTTCTTGAGGAACAGCGACTTGGTGTTGAGGAAGTACATGTGCTTCGCCGGGCAGTTGTAGTCCGGGATGATGGTCGATCCCTTGTACTTCAGGTTCTCGAAACCAGCGTCGGCTTCCTTCGTGCTCGTGAAGCGCGCCTGCTCCTGCAACGACTCCCAGTACAGGGAGTACAGGTCGTACGCCGACGAAATCAGGTTCACCATGTCGTTGCCGCGCAGGGTGTTCAGCCACATGGTGTTCATGTAGCCCTTGATGTTCGACGACGTGATCGCTGCCGGCGACATGGTCTGGTTGCGCCAGAACGAAAACGCGACCTGGTCGATGCCGCCCACGGTGCCTGCCGCGGTCGGGTCATCCGCAACCAGCAGCTTGAGGCCGCCGATCTGGTTGGACACGGTGCCGTCCGAGTAGATCGCCGCACCCAGCGTGTTCTTCAGCAGCGCTTCGACCTGCTCCATGCGGGCCTGCGTGTAGTCGTAGCGCTTGCCCTCGCCGGAATTCTGGATCTTCTCCAGGCCGGAAATTGCGATGAACGCGCCCAGCTGCTTCCACTGGAATTCGGCGGCGTCGAGCACTTCGGACGTGGTCGGCGGGTTGAACGTGTCGTAGCCCGTGTACCACTTGATCGACGTGTTGGGGTTGGTGGGGTAGATGATCGCTTCGTCGATGACGCGACCACCGTTCGCATCCTTGATACGCCCGTTGGTGTCGAGGTACGTCAGGATGGCGTTGTTCTTCGTCACGTTGTCCGCCATGGTCTTGGACCAGTTGCGGGCACTCGCGGTGACGAATTCGGTGAGGTTTGCTGCGG